AGATACTAATTCATTTAATATTTCATTTGATGATGCTCATGGCATTACTGATGAGAATGGTAACGAACAGATTACATTTCAAACTACATCATCTGCAGTAAATCAGTTTGATGTTACAAACGCTGCTACTGGTAATGCGCCAAGTATATCTGCAACTGGTGGTGATACAAACATAGATGTTGCTCTTATTCCAAAAGGATCTGGAGAAATCAAAGTAGGTACAGGATCTGGAAACGCTACTATCACATCTAGCGGAGCACATGATCTAATATTAGATACTAACTCAGGGACAAACTCTGGAAACATAACAATCACAGATGGTTCAAACGGTAACATAACTCTTACGCCAAATGGAACTGGAGATGTGGTAGCTTCCGCTGATACATTAACAGTTGGTGATGCAGGTGCTGCAGCAACAATAGCTTCAAATGGTGCTGGAACACTTACAGTAACAACTGGTGGAGCAACTGATTTAATTTTAAATACAAATAGTGGAACAGATTCTGGATCAATTCAAATTACAGATGGTGCTAATGGTAATATTGCTGTTACACCAAACGGTTCAGGAAACATTGTTCTTGATGGATTAACTTTTCCAAATGCTGATGGATCAGCAGATCAGATATTAAAAACAGATGGATCAGGGACTTTATCTTTTACTGATCCAGGTGGTGGTACACAGTGGCAATCATCTGTCAAAACCGCTGACTTTACAGCAGTAGCTGGACAAGGTTTTTGGGTAAATACTGCCTCTGGAGATGTGGTCGTAACCTTACCATCTTCTCCTAGTGTCGGTGATATTGTAGAACTTGCAGATTTTAATAGATCATGGGGGACTCACTCAGTAACTCTAGATGATAATGGTTCAAATTTTCAAGGTACAGGTTCTTCAGTTCCAGTTTATAATGAAAATGGACAGCACGTAGAATTAATTTATTCAGGTTCAACAAACGGTTGGATTCCAAAATTAGATAGTGTTGTTGCAGATAAAACTGAAACTATTATACGTTTTTTAAATCTTGCAGGTGGGGGTGCTGGAGGATCTAACCAAGGTGGAGGCGGAGGTGCGGGAGGCATCAAACTAGGCACAGCAGTTGTAACCGCAGGAGATATTTATCAGATTGGTATCGGTGGTGGAGGTAGTGGTGGTCCAACAAATGGTAGAGGAGGAAGTGGTTCAAGCTCTACTATTCGTGCTTCAAACGGAGGAAAAATTATTTCAGTAACCACAGGTGGTGGTGGCGGTGGTGGTTCAACCGCAGGAGCCACAGATGGGGGTTGTGGGGGTGGTAATTCTACACCATCTAGTACCACAGCTAATGGTAAAGGTACTGCAGGAGAAGGTTTTGATGGTGGTGCTGGAGGTCAAGCGTGTGGTGGTGGTGGAACCGGAGAAGCTGGTCATAAAGATGGAAGTCCAGCGTCAGCACCAGGAGTCACTAAAAAAGGTGGAGATGGTATAGTGTCAGGGATAACAGGAACTTCAACTAATTTTGGTGGCGGTGGCGGAGGTGCAACACCAAGCACTGCCGCAGCAAATGGTGGTGCTGGAGGTGGGACTCGTGGTGTCTTACCATCAGGAAATTCAACCGCTGCAGCTGCAAATACAGGAAGTGGATCTGGCGGAGTTGATGGTGGAGGTTCAACCGGTGCTGGCGGAAGTGGAGTTGTTATTTTAAGAGTAAGAACTGCGGCTTATCCAGGAACAACTACTGGTTCTCCAACTGTTACAACAGACGGAGAAGATACAATTATTAAATTTACAGCAAGTGGAAGTTACACAGCGTAGGAGATTATTATGGCACATTTTGCAAAAATAGGAACTGGAAGCATAGTTGAAAGAGTTGAGGTGGTACACAATGATGTTGCCACAACTGAAAAAGCTGGTGCAGATTTTTTAAATGATCTGTATAATACAGCTGATACTTGGATACAGACATCTTACAATACTTTTGCTGGTGAACACAAATTAGGTGGCACACCTTTTAGAAAAAACTATGCAATGGTTGGTGGAAGATATGATCAAACAAGAGATGCTTTTATACCAATACAACCTTTTGCAAGTTGGATATTAAACGAAGATACTTGTCAATGGGATGCACCTGTTGCTTATCCTACAGATGGTCAAACATATGATTGGAATGAAACAAATCAAACTTGGGATTTACGAGAATAGTAAAATAGATATATTTTTAGTGGTGTGAAAAAACAATCTTTAGATTTAAAAAATTATATACTTCATTTAGATAATTGGATTCCTCAAAACGTTTTAGATGATTCTTTAAAAGAATTAAAAAAAAATAAAACATGGGTAAGACACACTTACACGACTACAGAAAATTATGAGGATATCGATAAAAATGGTGAAAGAGAACTTGATGTTTGTTATGGAGATGATCTACCCTATCGAGATGAAATAATGCAATTAATATGGAAAGCATTAGAAAAATATATTATTACTGAAAAAATGGGTGGTTCACATTTTGATGGTTGGAAAGGTTTTCATAAAGTAAGATTTAATCGATATAATAAAAATCAAATAATGTCTAAACACTGTGATCATATTCATGGTTTATTTACAGGTGAAATAAGGGGTATTCCTATTCTAAGTATTTTAGGGGTTTTAAACGATGACTATAAGGGTGGCGAATTTATTATGTTTGATGATTATGAGATAAAATTTAAACCAGGTGATGTTATAATATTTCCGTCAATATTTTTATACCCACATTTAGTAAAACCAGTTACAAAAGGGACAAGGTATTCATTTGTATCTTGGTGTTATTAATGAGAAAATATCAAACCCATGGATTATTCCCAATCCCTGTTTACATGACAGATATAGATAGAGACTTTACAGAAAAAGAATTACAATTTGTAAAAGATCAAAAAAATCACTGCGTAGAAAATTCAGGTAATATTCATACCAAAGATAATTATATTTTAAATAGACCTGAATTTAAAGATATTAAAAATTTTATAGATGAAGTTTGTCAAAGTTATTTAGATAATGTCCTTTGTCCAAAAGAAGATATAAAAATATACGTAACTCAATCTTGGTTAAATTATACAGAGGAAAATGAGTTTCATCATAAACACGAACACCCTAATTCATTTGTATCAGGTGTTTTTTATATCGACTCAGACAAAGAAACTGATTCAATAAAATTTTTTAATCCAATGTCATATAAACAAATATCACCAGAAATTAATGAAAAAAAATATAATCCTTATAATTCTGGCTCTTGGTTTTTTCCTGTAGAAACTGGCAAAATAATAATGTTTCCATCCTCTACAACTCATCAAGTGGATAATAAAAAAGGTTCTAATACCAGAATAAGTCTTGCATTTAATACTTTCCTCAAAGGCAAAATAGGGCCAAATGAGGAGTTAGCTGAGTTGATTTTATAAGTAAACCTTGATATAAAACACTGGCGAGTGAGTATTCCACCACACAACATACTCACTTGCTTTATTAAGTTTTTTAATAAATAAGGACATATATGTTACAGAAAATAGGTTTTCAACCAGGTATAAATAAACAGATTTCAGAAACCACAGCTGAGGGACAATGGGTGGATTGTGATAATGTTAGATTTAGATACGGAACACCTGAAAAAATAGGAGGTTGGAAGCAATTAGGGACA